AACCCAGTGGGTCACTTGACACACGTTCCCAGAAAACGTATACACTCACACCTACTATGGAACAAGGCAACCCTAATCCCGTAGGCACGGCTGTCGCCAGTGAACAATCCATCGAATTGCCCAACTGGCTGTCCGTGCCCGACCCCAAACCACCACGGCTCCCACAGGAGTCGCGGGAACTGCTGCACACCCAGTATCAGCAGATGTTTGAGCGCGTCATCGAACAGGTGTATCGGGGCCGAAGTTTGCAGTCACTTCTCGAAGATGACTATCGAGTGATCAGCTACGAGGATTTCTTGCGCTGGATCAAGCGTGACCCGATGCGCCATGAGCGATTCAAAGAAGCGCAAGAAAGCAGGACCGAGTTCATCGCCGGTGAGATTCTCGAGATCGCTGATGCGGAAGACAGCATCGAGGATGTGCAACGGTCCAAGTTAAAGATCGACACTCGCAAGTGGCTCATGGGCGCTTGGAACAAAAAGCGCTATGGTGAGGTCAAGCAGGTCGAGGTGGCCGGATCGATCTCGATCACTGAGGCGCTCCAGCAAGCGCAGATGCGAGTGATCGAAGCTGAAGTGATTGACGTTGAACCCAAACAACTGGAGCAGTGATGCAGCGACTCAGATACTCACCCGAGGAGGAGCAACTGCTGATGACGCAGTTGTGGAGTCCGCAGATTGCAGACAACCCAGAGACTTTCGTGTTGTTTGCGTTCCCGTGGGGTCAGCCAAACACACCGCTTGAGAGGTTCAAGGGACCGAGGAAATGGCAGCGCGAGGTGCTTCGTGAGATTGCCGAGTTCATCAAAGACAACCGAGGACGGATAAGCGCCGATGAGATGATCGATGCGTTGCGTGAAGCCGTATCGTCAGGACGCGGTGTCGGTAAATCTGCACTCGTGTCGTGGCTGATCCTGTGGATGCTGACAACTCGCATTGGCTCGTCTGTCGTGGTGTCAGCCAACAGCGAGACACAGTTGCGAACGGTTACCTGGGGTGAGTTGACCAAGTGGGCCACGATGAGCATCAACGCGCACTGGTGGGAGCCATCGGCTACCAAACTCGCACCTGCTGCGTGGTTGACCGATCTGGTTGAGCGTGACTTGAAGAAGGGCACACGCTACTGGGGCGCTGAGGGCAAACTGTGGAGCGAGGAGAACCCAGACGCATACGCCGGTGTTCACAACATGGACGGCATGATGGTGATCTTCGACGAGGCCAGCGGTATCCCCGACTCGATCTGGTCCGTGGCTGCGGGCTTCTTCACAGAGAACATTTTGGATCGCTACTGGTTGGCGTTTTCCAACGGTCGTCGCAACACTGGGTACTTCTACGAGGCGGTGGACGGCAACAAGCGGGACTTTTGGAGAAGCAGAAAGATCGACGCACGGACCGTCGAGGGCACCGACAAGTCGATCTACGAGCAGATCATCGCCGAGTACGGTGAAGACTCCGACGAAGCCCGCGTCGAGGTGTATGGGGATTTCCCTAAGTCTGGGGACGACCAGTTCATCATGCCATCAGTGGTTGAGGATGCCATGAAGCGGCCCAGGTACAAGGACATGAGCGCACCCGTGGTGCTCGGTGTCGATCCGGCCCGTGGTGGCATGGACTCCACAGTCATGGTGGTGCGCCAGGGGCGCGACATCGTGGCGATACGGCGGTTCAAGGGTGACGACACCATGACGACTGTTGGCAACGTCATCGACATGATCGAGGAGTTCAAGCCCACGCTGACCGTGATCGACGAGGGTGGCCTGGGTTACGGGATACTTGACAGATTGAACGAGCAGAGGTACAAAGTCCGTGGGGTAAACTTTGGCTGGAAAGCGAAGAACCCTGTCATGTGGGGTAACAAACGGGCTGAAATGTGGGGCGCGATGCGGGAATGGCTGAAAACAGCGGCACTTCCCCAGGACAGACAGTTAAAAACTGACCTGACCGGCCCCATGAAGAAGCCCAACTCCGCTGGCACCATATTCTTGGAGGGCAAGAAGGAAATGAAAGCAAGAGGATTGGCTTCACCAGATGCAGCAGATGCGCTGGCAGTTACCTTCGCGTTTCCTGTCGCCCACCGGGAGTACAATCCGCGCACAGATGTCCGCAGACCGATGGGAATGCAGGGTATCACAACCTCTTGGATGGGAGCGTAAATGGCAAAGAAAAGCGTGTCTCTCAGCGTTGGACGGGGCGAGAAGCTGCCCGTGTCCAAGGGAGCAGGCTTGACTGCCAAAGGGCGCGAGAAGTACAACGCTGCGACTGGTAGCAAGTTAAAAGCGCCAGCCCCAAACCCCAAAACCAAAGCCGATGCGGGTCGTAAAGCCTCGTTTTGCGCCCGAATGGAAGGTGTTGTCAAACACGCCAAAGGCGACGCGGAACGCGCCAAAGCATCGCTCAAACGCTGGAAGTGCTGATCATGGCGACAAAACCCGGACTCTACGCTAACATTCACGCTAAACAGGCAAGAATTGCCGCTGGCAGCAAAGAGAAAATGCGTAAGCCGGGGACCAAGGGCGCACCTACCGACAAAGCGTTCCGCGAGTCTGCGAAAACAGCAAAGAAAGGTAAGTGATATGCCACTCGTCAAAAGCACAGGCAAAGAAGCGTTCCGCAAGAACGTGAAAGCCGAAGTCAAGGCTGGTAAACCAGTCAAACAGGCCGTCGCCATCGCATACAGTGTCAAACGCGCCGCTGCAAAATCATCCCCGAAAGGTAAAAAATGAGCAACAAACTCGAACCCATTGCCAAACTCAACGCCCGCGAACCCAAAATGTCCGGCGCTGGTATGCCCGACCGCAACAAAGAAACCTACTCCAAGATGCCCGGTATGGGCTGTCACGGTAGCATCCCCAGCGGCACCAACGTCAAGGCGACGGTTGCCAAAGTTTTGAACAAAATCAAGTAAACCATGCCGCAAGACTACACAGGAGTCGTCGCTGCCGGTGCGGTCAGTGAAGGCGGCTCGGCCAAGGACAAAAGCGACGCGCAAGTCCTCTCGACCGCCCGCAGCCGCCTCGACATGGCGATTTCTGCGTTGTCAGAGTCGCGTGAAGACGAACTCGATGACCTGCGTTTCTATGCAGGCTCACCCGACAACCACTGGCAGTGGCCCGCCGATGTGCTGGCGACCCGTGGTGCAGTGCAAGGGCAGACCATCAACGCCCGCCCCTGCCTGACCATCAACAAGCTGCCCCAGCACGTTCACCAAGTCACCAACGAGCAGCGACAAAATCGCCCGCAGCCCAAAGTCATCCCCGTCGATGACAAGGCCGACGTTGAAGTGGCCGAGATTTTTAACGGTGTCATCCGTCACATCGAGTACATCTCCGATGCTGACGTAGCCTACGACACCGCATGCGAGAACCAAGTGGCCTACGGTGAAGGCTACGTGCGTATCCTGACCGAATACTGCGACGCTGCCACGTTCAATCAGGACATCAAAATCGGTCGCATCCGAAACAGCTTCTCGGTCTACATGGACCCGCTGATTCAAGACCCTTGCGGCGCTGATGCCCGCTGGTGCTTCATCACCGAAGACCTGCCGCGTGACGAGTACGAACGCCAGTTCCCCAACGCCTCACCTCTGACCACTTTGCAGACCCTGGGCGTGGGCGACCAGTCCATCAGCCAGTGGCTCAACGAGAACACGGTCCGTATCGCCGAGTATTTCTACATCGAAAACACCCGCGAAACGCTGAATTTATACCCTGGCAACGTGACTGCGTTTGAGGGCACTCCTGAAGACAGGATGCTCAAAAAGCAGTTCATCAAGCCCCTGAAGCAGCGCCAATCTGATCGCAAACGCATCAAATGGCTCAAGATCAACGGCTACGAGGTGCTTGAGCGGGCCGACTGGGCTGGTTCTCACATCCCCGTGATCCGCTGCGTGGGCAACGAGTTCGAGGTTGAGGGTCGTTTGTACGTCAGTGGCCTTGTGCGTAACGCCAAAGACGCGCAGCGCATGTACAACTACTGGACTTCGCAGGAAGCCGAGATGCTGGCGCTGGCCCCCAAAGCACCGTTCATCGGTTACGGTGGTCAGTTTGAAGGGTATGAGAATCAGTGGAAAACGGCCAACACGCAAAACTGGCCTTACCTTGAAGTCAACCCTGATGTCACAGACGGCCAGGGAGCCGTTTTGCCGCTTCCGCAACGTGCGGCCCCACCTCTGCCTCAAACGGGTCTGATTCAGGCCAAAATGGGCGCTTCTGACGACATCAAGAGCACGACGGGTCAGTACAACGCATCGCTGGGCCAAACGTCCAACGAACGCTCTGGCAAGGCCATCCTGGCGCGTCAGCGTGAGTCCGACACCGGCACCTACCACTACGTTGACAACTACGCCCGCATGATCCGCTACGTCGGTCGTCAACTTGTGGACCTGATCCCCAAGATTTACGACACCGAGCGCATCGCCCGCATCATTCAAGAAGACGGCGAGTCGGGCATGGTCAAGATTAACCCGATGCAGCAAGAGCCGGTCAAAAAGATCAAGAACGAGCAAGGCATCGTGATCGAAAAGGTCTACAACCCTGGCGTTGGCAAGTACGATGTCCGCGTGATCACCGGTCCTGGCTTCCAAACCAAGCGTCAAGAGTCGCTCGAGTCGATGGCTCAGTTGCTGCAAGGCAACCCAGACCTGTGGAAAGTGGCTGGCGACCTGTTCATCAAAAACATGGACTGGCCGGGTTCGCAAGAGATGGCGAAACGCTTCGCTAAGGTCATCGATCCGGCCATTATTGGCGACGACGAGGACAATCCGGCACTGGCTGCTGCGAAACAGCAGATCGAGGCCATGAACCAAGAGATGCAACAGATGGCTGGCATGCTGCAAAACGTGCAGCAGTCCATTGAAGCCCGCGACATTGCGATCAAAGAGTTCAAGGCCGACATCGAAGCCTACAATGCCGAAACCAAGCGCATTGCTGCGGTCCAGGCTGGCATGACTGAGCAACAGATTCAGGATATTGCGATGGGCGTTGTGGCCGCAGCCATGCACAGTAACGATCTGGTCATGGGACACGAAGGGCAAGAGATGCCTGAGATGCCCGTGGGTGCCGAGATGGCTCCCGAGCAACCGCCCATGATGCAACCTGAAGGGATGCCCCAATGAGTACCGCAGCCGACTTTGTAGGCACCTTGTTTTTGGCCCGCGATGTGGCTCACTCGGTGCATTTGAACACGCGCAGCTTTTCCAAGCACATGGCGCTCAATACCTTCTACGACAGCATCATCGACCACGCCGACGCGTTTGCCGAGGCGTATCAAGGTCGTCACGGCCTCATCGGGCCGATCAGCCTGATGACGGCCAAGAAAACCACCAACATCATCGAGTTCCTCGAGTCGTCTTTGGCCGACGTTGAGGAGATGCGATACAAGGTGGCAAAAAAGGAAGATACGTCACTGCAACAGTTGATCGACAACATCGTTGAACTGTATTTGACGACACTTTACAAGTTGAAATTTTTGGCATAAGGTGGATCGTCATGGCCGTCTACAACAAATTCCAACCCGCAATTGAAAACCTGTTTGAGAACATCAACGCAGGCTCTGATTCGTGGGTCATCAAACTGGCGACGGCTGTCAGCCAAGCTGCTGGCACGATTACCGAGGTTGCCAACGGCAACGGTTACACGACCGGTGGTAACGCAGCCGCTACTGTCAGTGCCACCCAAAGTGGGGGCACGTACAAACTGGTGCTGTCAAGCCCGACCGCTTGGACCGCCAGTGGCGCAGGATTTTCTTTCCAGTATGCTGTTTTGGTTGACTCGACAACGGGCACCAACGTGGCATATTGGGACTATGGCAGTTCACAAGCCGTGGCTGCTGGTGAAACCGTAACCGTGACGCTGGATGGCACTAACGGGGTCTTCCAAGCGACGTAAGTATGGGATTAGTAGCCTATCTTCTGTGCGAGGATGGCTCCTATCTTGTTCAGGAAGATGGAGGGAAGCTAGACCTTGAACCGCTTCAGTACATTGTTGTTGCAGCGTATGGCACGTACACCGTCACGGGCCAGTCTGCAACTGTCGCTAAAAACCGCTCACTCACAGCGGCCTATGGAACGTACTCGGTCACCGGTCAGAGCGCCACAATCACTCGAAGCAAGGTCATATCTGCCGCCGCTGGCAGTTATGCAGTTACAGGACAGTCTGCCAGCATCTATCGAAGCCGCGCTCTTGCAGCCGCAGCCGGTAGCTATGCCGTCACGGGCCAGGATGCCACAATCCTGCGCTCCAAAGCGCTTGCAGCCGACTCGGGCAGCTATGCCGTCACCGGCCAAAGCGCCAGCATCTACCGGTCCAAGCAGGTCACCGCTGACTCAGGCAGCTACACCATCAACGGCCAGCCTGCCACGCTCAGGCGCGGGCACAACATCGCAGCCGCGTCAGGCAGCTATGCCGTCACAGGGCAGTCTGCTGACCTTTTGCGGTCAAAACTGGTCACAGCCGCCCCAGGCAGTTATGCTGTCAGCGGTCAGTCAGCATCAATCCTCAAAACGCGAGTTGTGTCTGCCGATCCGGGGGCGTATGCAGTCGCCGGACAAAATGCGACAATTGCGTATGTCCGCAACATCACATGCGAATTTGGGGTGTACGCGTATTTGGGTGAATCGGCCACAATCTCGGTTGATCGAGTCATCTCAGCTTTGCCGGGGGCGTACTCGGTGGTTGGAAATGAGGCAGCGATTGTCATTGGCGGCACGCCGACACCCTCTGTCGAAAATCCGTTTATTAAGTTAAGATCGTTCACTGAACGAAGGAGATTCTGATGGCAATCAACCTCAAAGCAATTACCTCGGTGCTGGGTTACCAGCAGATCACGAGTCTGAGTGCAGCGACCAAACTGACTGTGCCGCAAAAAGACCTGAACGGTCTTGCTGGCACTCCCCGCATCGCAATCATCATTCCCGAGGCTCAGGCCGTGCGTTGGCGTGATGATGGCGTGGCCCCGACCGCAAGTGTTGGCATGCCCCTGGCTGCTGGCGTGACGTTGCAATATGATGGCGACATCTCCCAGATTCAGTTCATCGAGCAAACTGGCGGCGCAAAACTGAACATCACCTACTACTCTTGATGAGGTTGCCATGATCATTTCCAACGACACGCCCGCAACCGATCCCATCGAGTACATCACCAAGCAGTTGCCCAAGGACTTGGTGCAGTTGCTGAAAGTGCGCGACGAACTGGCAAAGCGCCAGGGTTCACTGTCTGCGGTTGAAGATGCCGCAGCCGACCGCGCCAAAGCCAAGGCCGAACTCGAGTCCGCGCAAGCCGAGGCGCTGGCTGTCCGTGCTGACGCAAAGCGCACGGCTGATGAGATCAAGGCAGCGGCTCAAGTCGATGCCGACAACGCCAAACGCATGATGGCGGACGCTGATGCCGCAGGCAAGCAAGTGGCTGCGCGTGAAAAGGCAATAGATGTCCGCGAAAAACAAGTGGCTGCACGAGAGGCCGATCAGGCCAGCACTCAAGCCGATATCAACAAGCAACGCGCCGACCTGACTGCTCAAGTTGCAGCCCATGAAGCCCGCGTTAAAGCATTCCAAGACAAAGTTGCCGCTCTAAGCGCTTGATCTTGATGGAGTAACACATGGCCGTATTTCTCTCCCCAGTGGGCGGCGTTGCGGCCCAGTTTTTCACCAATTCTGGTGCGGTGCTGACTGGCGGCAAGCTGTACACCTACGCTGCTGGCACCACGACTCCTTTGCCTAGTTATACAACCAATGCGGGAAATGTGGCGCGAACAAATCCGATTATTTTGGATTCTGCTGGCCGTGTACCCGACGGCGGCGAGATTTGGATTACGCCTGCGTCATATAAATTTGTTTTGAAAGATTCAACAGATGTTTTAATTGCAACATACGACAACATTACTGGCGTAGGTGTTTCAACCATTAACCCGGATAATTTTACCGGCAATGGAACAACAGTTGCATTTACATTGTCTACTAGCGTAGGTAATGAAAACACAATTTCCGTATACATTAACGGCGTATATCAAAACAAAAACACGTTTTCA